GATGATGGCAACCATTTATAGACAACTTCTCCATATTTACCTATCAAACCCAATCCCCATCGCCTTTCCTCTTTAGATTCTTTTAAGTCATGATATTTAGCAATCCATTTTTTCCTTGTTTCAGACCTATCAGATGAGTACCGATTCATCATATCTTCTGCTTGTTTTCTACTAAATCCTAAATGACCGATGAGAAAATCTTTTAGTTCTGAGGTATAAGCTCTTATTTCTTCTGGGTCACCATAATATTTGTCACCCATCATTAGTGCATCATAAGTTATCTTATTGAATAGTTTTTTATGATAATTTATTGCATGAACTAATTCGTGATAAATAACACTGTCCACATATGCAGCATATTTACTTGAAGAATTATAGCGACCATGATAGACTCCCCCTATGGTTATAGTATCATCCTTAAAATTATATTCACCATATGGTAGAGTATCTTCTGAATAATATGTGTAACGAATTCTTATGGATAGAATTTTATTTAGAAAGACATCAATTAAATCGTTCATAGAAAGACCAAACATTAAAAGTTGTTTAGAATCATATTCTTTTGGGAATGTTTTCTGCATATAAGTTCGCAAAGGTTCTCTAAATCTTTCCAAATCTCCAAAAAGATTTTCTAATAACAATATTTTTAATTTAATCATTTATTTTAGGCTTCTGTGCATTACAACAACCATACTCATTCACTTTTTCTTCAAGTTGAAATAGGTCTGGATTGGATTTATTCAGAGATTGAAATAACATACAAATTGATGTTTTTTGGTCAAAAGAACGACAATTTTCACATCTAACTTGACGATTTACCAACCCTGCTTCTTTTGGTGTATATGAGGCAACTTCCTTTCCTTTTAAATTTGGTGACGGTTTACCATAGACATAGAAATTACAACTCATTTCACAAGTTACTTTAATTTTTCCAAGAATGGAACATGTCAATCCATCTTCACCTGTCCACATTCTACATGTAGCGCATTGAGCAAACTTTTCCTTTGGACCTTTTGGTTCTAAATATATAAAAACTTCTCTTGTAAGTTTGTTTTTTTGTTGTTTTACTTCGGAAAATACTTCCAATATCAACTTTTTTATATCATTTTTATTCATCATAATTGTACAAAGAAATAGTGAACATCTTCATCTAAATCATAGGCCCAAACTATAAAGTGTCTAGTATAAGGAGATATATTTCTAGCAAATTCAAATTGATGCCTATCTATTTTTTTTCTTAAAAAATCTGGAACATCGCATCTTGATAAAAATAAATGTTTATTAACTATTTGTTTTTGACTATTAGGAATATCTTTTGGATCACCAACAAGATGTTCCATTTCTGTGGCATCCGATGCTATATAGTTTCTAAATGATGGGTCATTAAGACCTGTTTTACAATTTCCTACATAACCATACCTTTTCCCACCTTCTGTTAATACAGTTTCATTATTTTCTAATCTAAAATAAGATTTACCGCCTTGTATTGGAGAGTAACAAATTTCTCTGATTGAAACTTTTAATTTCAATCCTTCTTTTATATGAGAAAATTTTCCTTTTTGGACATAAGCTAATGTTAAATGTGGGTTATATTCCGGGTAATCATTTTCATTCAGATAAATTCCTGAAAGTTCGTTTAATTTTTTTAAAACTGGACTGTTTACTTTAAACATTGCTACATCATATTGGGGCGATGAAACAAATTTATCTAATCCTGTAAGTTCAACAACAAAAGGTTTTTGTCCTTTAAGAAGTTGACGAACTTCCAATTCATTTAAATCCTTCAAAAATCCATAACGAATAGTGACATGACTTTCCGTTTCTCTGCCATATTCCCCGTTTTCTACATATAAATCATTGTTATTGATTAGTTGTTTACTAAATTTTAAAATAGAATCAGATGATTCTTTTGGAATCATAGCCATCAAACAACCTTTTTTAGCCGTTGCGTCTCTATTTTCATTTACCATTTCTTTTAGATTTATCATAATTTTTATTATTATATATGTCTAACATACGTTTTATAATCATTAAGACCTATATGTTGAGGTTTATATATTCCTTTTTTTACTAACCAATCTTCTGCTTTATGTCTATCTTCGTCAGTTGGTGGAAATTCATTCCACAAAATTGTATTTTTTGGGGTTTCTACAAAATATCTCCATCTTGTTCCTAATGATGTGGAACCTATTCTCCCATGTGGTAATTCAGAATGATCTACTGCCATAACATCAGGAACCATTTCATCATAAGCTTCTATATTTCCATGATAAACTACTCCTATGTAACCACGCCTTTTATTTATATCTTTTGCTTGTTCGTATGGACTCATTATTTCACTCATAGGCTTCTTAATATTACCAAAAATCAATTTATATAATTCTTTAACATACTGAATAAATTTTGGTTTATCCAATTCGTAAATTCTTTTAAGTTTTTTTCGAGTATCGGAATGTGCCCAATATAACATAGCTACACTATGAGGATGAATTGATTGATGGCCAGCAATATCATCTATCAAAGCTCTGAATCCTTCTTTTTTATTTGTAGGCCAAAATTTGCTAATTATAATTTCAATATTATTTTTATAATCATAAAGATTGGTTTTGAATTCTATATCTCTTAATTCATGTTCTATTCTATTAAATTTGTCTCCCGGTTCTTTAACAGTTCCAAAAACATCTACACCTCTAATAGATGGATTTCTAAACCATCTTAATGATTTTTTGGATAATCCATATTTTTTAGGAAATTTTTTACGAAATTTTTTAAGAGTATGTCCTAAAATATCTTGCAATAAATGTCTAACTTCATGTTTAACGTCGCGTAGTTTTCTTTCCATTGATGTGTTAAATTGTTCAATTAATTCTTCTACACAAAATGTTATATAAATAGCATTTTTTCCTGAGTCATAATAATCAGTACCTCCTAATGTTTTAGGGAGGGAATTATATTCTTCGTATGTTTCTACTGCTTTAAAATAAATCCAAAATGTTTTAAAATAACCTTCTCCTTCAATACTTGGTGTTCTGTAAAAGAACATATTTTGTTTAATTTTTATTGGAAATGCCATAATAACCATCTCACCATTAGGAGATTTAAAAGGTTTAAGAGTTTCTCCTGATTTTATTTCTTGATATTTATTACCCACAATTTTATATGGATGGGCTAATGTTCCAAAAGACCTTGCCACATACGATTGAAGCATATCAGGAGATTTAGTTTGATACTTCTTTGATTTAAGGAAGGCTTCTATAATATAACCAGCAGCAGATTTGGTGATATCTATTACTTGTTTTTCAATTTCTAATGGAATCTCAAATGCTTCATTTAATTTTTTTATTTCAGGTCTTCTAAACATCGTAGGTCCAAAAAAACTTGAAAGACTATAATCTTTTTTTCTTCCTCTATTATGTATGAATCCTAACGATTTATAAAATTTATCTAATTTCTTTTTGTACCGTTTTTCTGCTTCAGGAGAAAGAGTAATAATTAATCCGTGTTTATCAGCAAATGATTTAATGGCTTCTATAACTTTTCTTCCTATTCCTTGTTTACGAAACTCTTTCTTTATTTTTATATCACGTAGATGAAATATATCTTGCCTGTAGCTTATATTAAAAAATAAACTTTCTAATTGAGGATACTGATGGATTAAGGACTGACGAAAATCTTCTGTCTCTTTATCAAGGTCAGTCTTATCTCCAAATCCTTCTATTATTAATGGTTTGAGTTTTATCATATTATTTTTGTTTCATTCTTTCAAACCAATCATCTCCATAAATCTTTGCTAGTTTATCATATATTTTTTTGGTAAGATGAATTCCTGCATCGGTCATCTGACCTAATTTGTCTTTTCCTTGCAAAATGCGTTGCCTTTGTTTTATATGAAAAACTCCTAAATCTGAACCTATTCCCAGTCTTTGATATGGTTTTTCTACCCATACACCCACTGCTCCAAATTCATTTGCAGCAAACCCTACAGGTTTGTCTTCTATAAATGCTACTACCGTTTGATTCATAACAGGCAAATTTTCTTGTCTCATCTCATTATCCGACATATAAACAGGTTCATTATTTTTATCACGTAATATGTCACCATTTTTATCAAATTTTACATATTTCACCTTTTCATTTCTTTGTCTATATTCTACAGTATAAGGACCATGTTGTTGACTAGCTATTAATTTAGGATATTCACTTTTATTGCCAAGCCAAGACAAACCACCTTCTGATTCATATCGGGTATATGCGTTAGAAGGAATGTGTCCTGTATAATGATACTTAAGAAAATCTTCTTTATCAGACTCTATGATATTCTCAATAATGTCTCTTAATTTAATCATGGTTGTCGTAATGTTTTAATAAATGCTGCACCTTCTGGTGTAGTAATTCCCCATACAATTTTCCATCGAGGGTGTTCTCTATGTAAATCCCTAATCATTGCGGTTGCTATACCTTTTCTTCTTTCTGATTCAACCGTTTCCATTCCGTCAATGTAAATTACATTTTCATATGTGGAATAATCAATTTTTCCAACTTTAATTCCCCTTTTGTCGTATGCAATAAGAGTGCAATAATTCTGACCTTTATAATTATCTCTACAATCGTGTGTAAATTCTAAAGGCTCTCCTTTTACATATTCTGGTATAAGGTGTTTTAATTTTATCATATTCCAGCCACTTTCTTAGCAATTGCTAATGCTTCATCTTTGGTCAATCCGGGATTACTATACCATGCATCAGCTACAGCATTTATAATTTCTTTGAATAATGGACCCGGTTTCAAACCAAGGTCTTGTAAATCATATCCTGTTATAGGCATTTTTGGTTTAAGAGGGACGGTTTTTAATTTTTCCAATCTTTGTCTGATATTAGTAATTTGATTAGGCATTGACGATGCTTCAGAATGAGAAATATTATCTGCATGAATTAAATTTAATATATTTTCTAACTGTTCTCCTATTTCATTACGAAATTTCAGTAGAGTTTTATCTTTGAATTTAACTCCAGCATCACCAGCTTGTTTTAATCTCATATGATTACGAACACCCAATTTAACTGCATCAATCAATTCTCTTGGATATTTTAATCTGTTCATTACATCTTCAACAATTTTTTCACCAGCTTCCTCATGTCCATAAAAATGAACACCTTTAGTCTCGGGGTCAACTGTTTTTGTGACAGTTTTTCCTATATCATGAAATAATGCCATTAACCGTTGAACTAGTATTGGTTCGGTTTTGCTTAATACATCAAGAGTATGTTGGAATACATCATGTTTATGATGAATATTTTGAGCCATCTTTATTGCTGGTACTAATTCAGGAATTACAAATGGTAATAGTTCTGTAATTTTTAATAATTTAATTCCTTTGGATGGAGAGCCAGTGATAAGAATTTTATTCAATTCGTCACGAATTCTTTCTTGGGAAATATTTTTAAGTTGAGAAGCATTTTTCTTTAAGCCTCTTATCATAAATAAAGGAAGTGTCCAATCATATTTAACCGCAAAACGAACTGCTCTTAGCATACGGAGTGGGTCATCAGTAAAGATTTTATCGGGATTTAAAGGTGTTCTTATGATACCAGCTTTAATATCATCTTTGCCTTTACCTGTTAAATCAAGAATTTCTCCTGTGGATAAATCTTTTAATAAACTATTTACAGTAAAATCTCTTCTTTCAACATCATCTTTGAGTTCGCCGCCGGTAACTATTGGTTTTCTTGAACCCGGAATATATTTTTCTTTTCTTGGCATTACAGCTTCGATATCTATATCACTCAAATCTATACCATCATGAACAACACCACGAAGATTAAATTTAGCTGTTCCAAATCTTGGAAAAATTACAGGGTTTGAACTTGGGTCTTCTTCAGTTTCTCCACCTTTATAAGCTCCAACTTTTTTAGTAATCCATTTAGCAAATTCAATTCCACCATTTGGAGAATTAACAAGTAAATCCAAATCTTTCGGGTCTTTACCCATAAATTCATCGCGGACATATCCACCTGCTATGAATACTTTACCTTCCCATTCTGTTTCTTGGATGGTCTTTTTAATAAAGTCTTCTACAGCTTTTTCTTTTACACCTTCTAAAATAAGTTGTTTTATGCTCATTAAAATATAATTTTTTATTATACCATTATTTTTCATATTTTACAATAAAAATCTATTAAAGAACGCTTCATTTCTACCAGTCAATTTTTTTCCAGCAGAACTTCTAATATACTCTTTTTTTGCTGTATTCCAATTATTTCTCAATACTGCATCCGTAAATTTTGGAAATTTTTCAAGACCGCCTAAACTGAAAGAAAAATCCATCAACATTTCCTCTTGTTTTTTGGATAACATAATATTTACATTATATGTTTTTTTGATATAATTGCGCATTCTTTGTTTTGCTATTTGTAAATCTTGAATAAGAATTTTTTCAGCAGTTTTTTGGTCTATACCATTTTTGAAATTGATAATTTCGTCATCTTCCAATTTATGACCATAAGCTATGTTCCATCCGGCTATATCTTTGTAAGGAAACCACAATTTTTTTTGCTTATCAAATCCAGCATATATTGAATTTTCAACGGTTTTAATATATTTTATGAAATCGGGAGAAAATTCCTGATGCTGAATATGAATAGCAGGTGGTTGTGTTGCTGGTGACAAAGCTTCAATCATAAATTCTTCAATAATTTCCCTTAGTTTAATCATATCTATAAATAGGTGTGACTTTAGATGAAATATTCATATTTATAAGAGATATGAACGATGTACTACAACCTTTAACGAATCCAACAACATTAGTTGACCAAGACCGAGTAAGATGGCCGGGAAGTGGCTCATCGGTTGTTGGAAGAACTCCATTTGGTTTTTACGACAGTGATACTTCATTTCAAGTTGATGCACCATCAGCTGCTGTATGGGCAGCTTACCGTCTTGGTTATCCCATCGTTGATATTGAAATGCTTGATGTAAATTTTTATGCGGCTTTTGAAGAAGCTGTTAACGAATATTCTGCTCAGGTAAATCAATGGAATATACGCAACTATATGCAGGTATTTCAAGGACAAAAAGTTACTGATTTGGGTAATCTTACAGGAAGAGCAGTTACAGGAACACCGTTACCTTACATAATTGAGCTTTCTAAAGAATATGGAAGAGAAGTTGGTGTTGGTGGTTATGCTGATTGGAAGAAGGGGTTTATTGTTACAAAACCTATGAAGCAGGTTTATGATTTACAAGAATTGTGGGGAGATAAAGTTGAAGATTGTAATAGAATTGAAGTTATGAGAGTTTTTCATGATTTTCCACCGGCTTTTGCTCGTATTTATGACCCATTCTCTATGACGGGAATGAGTTATTCTAATGTATTAAATGAATTGGGGTTTGGTGCATACTCTCCAGCAGTTCAGTTCTTGATGACTCCAATTTTTGAAGATTTACTTCGTGGTCAGGCTATTCAGTTTAATGATATGGTTCGTAAATCTGCTTTTTCTTTCGAGTTAACAAATAATAAACTGAGATTGTTTCCTATTCCAACATATGGATTTAAAGTATATTTTCATTATATGGTTCGCAATGATAGATTAAAGGGAGAATTTGCTAACGCTCCAAATTATACAGGTAGTTATGTTGCAGATTATGCTAACATTCCTTATAATAATATAACATATAATACAATTAATTCTGTTGGGAGACAGTGGGTTCGTAAGTATTTTCTGGCTCTTTGCAAGGAGCTACTTGGATGTATTCGTCAAAAATATCAAACACTTCCTATTCCGGGTGGTGATGTTACTTTGGATGGTGCAGAGTTGCGTAATGAAGCTCAACAAGAGAAAACAGACTTGATAACACAACTAAGAGAGTCTCTTGATGCAGCAAGTCAAAAATCACAAACTGAAAATCAAGCTTTGCAAGCTGAACAAATGCAAGAAACTCTAAAACGAGTTCCATTATTCATTTACATTGGATAATATGAAAAAAGAACAATTAAAAATATTGGTAAGAGAAGTCTTGAAGGAAATGGTTTATAGTAGAAGAAGCAGCTCTTCGGACACTTACGAAGGATATGACATTGAATTTGAATCGTTGATTATACCCGGCATTTCTACAGAAAATGATACAGTATCGGTATTGGTGAGTATTGAATATGATTTTGACCCCGGATATGAGCCAAAAGGTATGTTCGGTCCTCCAGAATGTTCAGACCCCGGAGAAGGAGCTTCTATAAATGTAACGGATTATTGGCCTACAAGCTTGAGAGTATCCAATGAAGCTGGCAAAGAAACCGAATATGAACCAGATAAATTAACTGTTGACCAGCAAGAAATTCTTAAAAAGGCTATAGAAGACCACATGTATCAAAATGAAAATAAAATTGATGATATGATTTTAAATACTTTAGGATTTTAGTTATAAATCTGATTAATGAGTAAATAATATGAAAACAAGACTATTTGAGAATGTAAACGGCAATCAATTCAAGCTGTCGGAAGACGGACACGGTGAAACTGATATGTCTAATCCAGCAGAAAAAAGAGAAGTTCAAATTGGTAAAGAAATATTTAAACTAACCAAATTTCTTCAATATGAAAGTGATGCTCATATTGTACGAGAAATACAAAAATTAGCATTAGAACTTATGCAAATGCATGAAGGATAATTATGGGATTATTAGGAAGATTTTTTTCAGCTAGAGACTTGAAATTTATCAATTCGGTCAACGCACAGTTGCTCGGGGATATAATTCAAACTGAAGTCTTTATTTATAAAGTATGTGCCGACCAAACTACAACCAATATATACGGTGAATCGGACCCCCAATCTGGTAAAATGTTTTATCCGGGTGTTGAATGTACTTGTTTTATTGACCGTGCAGATATTGATACAACCTATGACCAATTTGGTCCAGATAGAAATCAAGATGTCGTATTTAAATTTAGAGAAGATAATCTTAAGATTGTCAATTTATATCCAGAAATTGGTGATATAATTGAATTTAATAACCGTTATCATGAAATTGATAATGTAGTTCAGGAACAGTTTCTTGGTGGTGTACCAGATAAAAGTTTTAGTATAATTGTCAATACTCATTATTCTCGCCTCAGTAAGTTGTCATTGGTTAAAAGACAGGTATAAACAAAATGATTAAGTTAAAACAATTAGTAAAAGAGATAATAGACCGACTTGTATGGAAAATTCCAGAAAATGCGCCTGTGCCAGTAGTAGATGTATTACATAAACTTGTAAAAGTATCCTTTTCCAGACATAAATCTCACATTGAAAAGTATATTAGGTTAGACAACCCAAAAGGTGGTTCTGAATGGATTATTACTAATCCAAACAATCCAAAAGTCACTTTAGCTTATGATACAGATACTAATAAGTGGTGGGCTATGGCTGACCATCCTTCTTTTGGACCAAGTATAGGAATAATAAAAGATATTCAACATTTATTTCAAATAATAGATAACTGGGTGTAATAATGATTAAATTGAAACAACTACTTTATGAAGCAATTGATGAAAATGATCTTATTGTGGTTTCAACCCCAACTAATGTTTCTATATCATATCGTATTAGTCTTATGAAAGGTGCTACAGCTAGTATAGATAGAATAGATAATAATGAATGGTGGGTATCAAGAGTATTGGTTAGTGATGAATCTTCAAGAAGACAAGGAATTGGTTCAATTCTATTGACAAGAGCTGTTCAGGAAGTGTTAAAGCATGAACCTAATGCTAAAATAATTGTTGCACCGGGTGGATATGAAAGTAAAACAAGACAACAAACTAGATTTTATAAGAAAAATGGGTTTATTCCAGTAAAAGGGCAACTCGGAGTTTTAATGTATAACAATCCAAATATAAGTAAATAATATGGCATGGCAAGGTGATAAATCAAATCCTGTTCCGAATATTGGAAATGTAAAATCTGATATAAGCCAGAAAATTGCCCAAGACTCAGATGTATTGAGTGAAAAACTTCACGATGTTAATCGCGCTAAACAAGTTCGTCGTGACACCGATAAACAGAAAGATAATACAGTTAAACTGATTGATATTGACAATGCTATAATGAGACAACTTGATAAATTCCAACTTACCGTTGCAGGTACAGGAAGACAAATTAAAGTTCCTGTTTATTATGCAACTCCAGAAAAATGGAAATCAATACAATATGATGGTATAATTCGTGATTATAATGGAAAAATAATCTTGCCTGCTTTAGTATTTCAAAGAGTTACCTCTGCGAAAGATGATGCAATGATGATGTTTAATCGTTATTTAAATTATCCGGTAATGAGAATATATTCTGAAAAAAATCGTTATACTCGATTTGCAGCCCTTGCTGGTCAAAATGTCCCTGTTCACGAAGTTTATGATATTATAATGCCTGACCATATGGTGTTTACTTATCATTTTATTATTTGGACGGAATATGTTGAACAAATGAATACCATTGTGGAGCGACTTAATTTTGAAACCGAAGATTATTGGGGAGATTTAAGAGGATTGAGATTCAGAACAAGAATAGATTCTTTTTCTCATGCATTGGAACTTCAAGTTGACCAAGATAGAATGATAAAGACAGAATTTGATTTATTGGTAAATGGATATTTATTGCCTGATATTATTGATAGATTTCAAGGTGAAAGAGATACAACACAAAAATGGTTTACTCCAAAGAAAGTAATCATAACAGCAGAAGTTGTTGATACAGGATTTAAAATACATTCTATGAATAAAAATAAAGAAAAATGGAGAAATCAAAATTATCCAAACTTGCCTGCAGATGTTGTTATAAATAAACCACCTATGGAGTGGAGTGGCGATATATCTATTGAGTTATTAAGCCATCTTAAGGCAGTTGTAAATGTTTCGGGTGGAACAACACCATCGGAAGCGAATGAAATTTATTGGCAAACACCACCTCCTTTCCAAAATAGTCCGGGAGTAGAAGGAAACATTGCTCGTGACAAGAATTATCTTTATGTTTACACAAATGGAATTTGGAAGAGAATGCCCTTAGATTTATTTTAATAATATTTAGAAAATCACAATATGCCTACAATTTATCATCCTAATGATGTTTTAATTACACAGATGAATTCAGATAGTTCATCTTTTCAGGAGGAAGTTTTAACATCTTCGCCAAATTCGGTGGTATTATTTGATTCTACATCACATTTAATAGCTATTCCGACTCAGAGTTTTATCCCGTCTCAAGTTATTAGTTCATCATACTCCTTATCATCTTCGTATGCTGTTAGTGCTTCATGGGCACCGGGTGGTGGTATATCT